CTGGGATAATAGCGTACTATGGGTAAGCTATCCTAAACACTAACAGGTGATATCAGGTTGTAACTAAAGGATAAAGGAGTATATGTATGGCTAGTAATGCTAGGGATGTGGCTAACAGCATCAAAGATATCATAGAGAATGCTATTAATGATGCAGTAGAGCAAGCTATCGATAATGTAGATATGGATGATAAGATATCATGCGCCATCGATAACTATGATTTAGAGGATAAGGTATCCGATGCTATCAATAACTTTGATTTTTCCGATGTGATATCAGAAGATACTGTGAAGGATAATGTAGATATCAGGGACATAGTATCGGATGTAGCAGGCGATATCATTTCTGATAATGTTAATAAGTTAAGAAATGAACTGTTAGAGTATGTATCTGGCCTAGTGGCCGATCATTCAATGCTACTGGATTTCGAAGTGCGTTTGCAGGCCCTAGAAGGCCCCAAAAATAGCACATCTACCACTAGGTTGTGGGATCGTATTAGGATGTTGCTAAGGTGGCCTAAACGCTAAAATAGGGCCGTTTTTTCATGTGTGGTATAAAGGATAAGGAGTGATAGCAGTGGATAGAAAGCAGATAGCAGCTATAAAGTGCGCTTATAACGACCTAGTTGGTGCTTTCCAAGCTTACAAGGATAAGCAGTATTGTATGCATAGTTGGATAGCACATAAGCAGACTATAGAAGATCTAGAAGATCTATTTGATTTTATCGAACCAGTGGACATGGATAAGGAGTGATATCATGAATGATATAGATATGGCTTGGGATATGCTTAGGCTTTACTACAAAGAAATAGATAGGCCAGACTGCATCCGTGCTATCAGTATGCTATCAGAGCTATCTAATACGCCAGAATATATCAAGAGCCTATGTGACTGTATCAGTTCAGCTATGCAGTACGCTATGGATACTAGGGATCATATGGATGCTATCTTGCTATCAGATTCATCAAGCATGGATAACTACAGCATAAGGAGTGATAGCAAATGATTACCACAAAGTATATTGGGCCATCTAATGTAAGGGGAACTAGAATTAAAGTATCTAGTGTTAAGCAGTGGCATGATAAGCGATATATCATGGTAGCTTGGGATCATAGCTTGAATGAGGAGCAGAATCATGATATGGCTTGCAGGGAGGCCGTTAGAAGGTGGGGGTTATTTGATGGTAGATATCAGCAACATATGGCTCGTGTTAGCATCGACGGCGGATATGCTTATGGATGGTATAGGATAGGTAGCACTAGGTTAACTTTCAATGCAGTGGATAGATAGATAGCATACAATCTAATAGCTAGTAGCCTATGCTATATAAAGTAGCATAGGCTGTAGTTATTTATATATGATTAATAAAATATATAGTATTGGATATAGTTATAGATATATAGGGTGGATAAATATATCATCCTACATTAGTCTAACCTAAGTGATATATTAGTCTAGCCTAAGTGATAAGTGATATATATATTAATAGAGCAAATATCATACCAATACCAATATATATTTTTAGATAGCACTAGAAATATTTAGATATCAAGTGATAGAGGAAATCAGTGGGGGATAGCAGGCCTCGCATTTGACCCCCCAATCTTCAAGAAATTTCAATTCCTATTTCTTAGAATTATCTTTACTAAATTCCTAAACTTAGTAATGATTCCAATCGGGAAATCGACCTTCTCCTAATCCACCTTGATTCAAACTGCTATAATGATTAACCTAATTTTTACAGAATAAATTTTCTAAAGGATTTTCTTATGGAAACGGTCATAATCTTCACTCTGATTGCATCACTGATTGGAACAACTCTAGTATTCAATCACTTCATAAACAAATCAATTGGAATATTGGAAGGACAGCACAAGGTATACAAGGATGCGCTTAGGGAGTGGACTTCTTGGGCTGGACCGTTCACTTCATTATCAGGCGGTGACATGGAGGATATCCACAAACTAATTAAGGTTATAATCGAGACGGATGATCCAGAGGAGATAGCTTCCTGCAAGAAGGCATTAGCCGAAATCCTCAGAAATGATCCACTTCGTCTCCATCCTTCTGGAGAGTGCCATGCAAATTGACTTACTCGATATCGACGATAAGGAAACCCGCAAAGCTGCTACGGGTCGAGTCCGCAATCAGAATAAAGCCCTCCAGCAAGTAACTGACGAAGAGATCATCGAAACGCTCAAGAAGTGTCGTGGACTCCTCTATCTCGCTGCCAACATCCTTGGAGTGCCACACGCTACTCTCGCTTACCGAATCAACAACACTCCAGAACTCCTCGAAGCGATGAAGGATCAGAGAGGCAAGACTCTCGATCTAGCCGAAGCGAAGCTTATGCAGGCGGTAGACAAGGGGGAGCAATGGGCCATCACCATGCTCCTCCGTACTCTGGGGCGTGAACGGGGCTATGTGGAGCGTCAAGAAGTATCCAATGTGACTACCGTCAAGCTCCAGATCGTCGAAGAGATTGTTGACGCAGACTCCAAGCAGATTGAAGTCAAGGTGACTCCAGCGGTCGAATACAAGCCATCCAATCTACCTGAAGGATTCAACGATGCCTCCGAAGCCGAAGGGGTTGCCGTCGAATCCGACGAAGCCTGAAAAGGCCAAATCGGAAACGATAACCAAGACCTACAAGCTCCATAAAATCCAGCACGACTTCCATCATTCTGGAGCGTTGTATCGAGGATATGTAGGCGGGATCGGTAGCGGTAAATCTTGGATTGGTGCTTACGACATTCTCCGTAGAGCCATGAGCGAGGACGGCAAGGGTCGCCTCTACATGGTCATCGCTCCCACTTACAATGTCCTCCAAGACGCAACGATGAGGACAATCTACCAAATAGCCGATGATATGGGAGTCACAAAGGAGAAGTGGAAGCAACCGCCCCGACTCGTCCTAGCTAACGGCAGCGAAATCATCTTCCGATCTGGTGAAGACCCGGACAAGCTGCGTGGACCCAACATCAGCGGAATTTGGCTGGACGAAGCATCCGTGATGGATGAGGAAGTATTCAACATCTGCATCGGTCGCCTCCGTGAAGGTGGACGAGCGGGATGGCTAACCGCTACCTTCACTCCCAAAGGAATGATCCATTGGACTTACGAAGTATTCGGTCGAGGCGATAGGGAGAATACGGAGCTATTCCGATCCAAGACTTCCCAGAATCCTTTCTTGGCCCGTGAATTCGTTAGCGCAGTATCCAAGCAATACTCCGACAAGCAGGCCAATCAGGAATTAGATGGCGAATTCGTCGATCAGGAAGGGGCGGAGTGGCCTAATTCTCACTTTGGAGAGTCCATCTGGTTCGACGAGTGGCCACATAATTCCAATATCAAAATCAAAACGATGGCGGTTGACCCATCAAAGGGGCGAGATGCTCGTCATGGCGACTATACATCCATCATAAAACTGGCCAGAGATCAGGACGGAACTCTTTACTGTGATGCCACTATGCGCCGAATGGATTCAGAGCATCTCGTAGCCATGACGGTATCAGAAGCTGCCCAATTTGATCCTGACGGACTAGGAATCGAAACAAACCAATTCCAACATCTCCTTGCGACTCAAATCCTTGAGGAGTCAAAAAAGCAAGGAAATGCTATTCCAATCATGCAAATTTATAATAATATATCAAAGGATGTGCGTATCAGGAGACTTGGCCCATACCTTGCCAATAAGCTGATTAAATTCAAGCGTAATGAAGGCACAAGACTTCTGGTGGCGCAACTCCGAGAATTCCCACTAGGGAAGCATGATGACGGGCCAGATTCGCTTGAAATGGCGTTGAGAGTTATGATTTCTATGTGGAACGGTAAAAGATCAAGCAGCGCAAAGAGAATAATAGCATGATTTCTGAAGATACAAGAATGAAGAGGATTTGGGCAAATGTCAAAGCGACATCTGCTGAAGGTTGTTGGAATTGGGTTGGAAGTAAGGGTGTTAGTGGATATGGCCAATTAACAATAAATTACAAAAATAAAAGGGCTCATAGATTTTTTTATGAAATGATTATTGGAAAAATATCAGAAGAAAAAGTTATTGACCACACTTGCAGAAACAAATCCTGTGTAAACCCAGCGCATATGGAAGTTGTAACAGTTGGTGAAAATTCAAGGCGTGGAAAAAGCAAGACAATGGAAGCCCACAGAAATAATACTTGCGCCAATGGGCATAAATGGAACAGGGAAAATATGAGAATTAGGCCACAAAAAGATGGAACGGCAAAGATATGTTGCCGAATATGCCAGAACGAAACACAGAAAGCTAGAAGGCGAAGGGGAATAGCATGACTACTTGGCAGAAAATCATCAACTTTCTCCTTCCTCCAAGGGAATCCGCTCCCAAGGTAGTCAAGAGGAATATCCGTGAAAATGTCCTTACTAACGATTTCTGGCTGGGCAACTATGTCGATCTGCTGGATCGTTTTCGTGATGGCGGGATTTTTTCTTACCCTATCACAAATCCAAATGATCGTCGCTACGGTTCCAATTACCCATTTTGGTACAGCGAACAACAGCTTAGCCTTATTAGGGCTCAAGCTCGACTGGTTACCACTACCAATCCAAATGCAATTGGACTCCTTAACGGACTATGCAGCTATGTCATTGGGGGCGGATTCAATTACAGAATTGCTCCGAAGGGCACTATAGACATTGACGAATCGACCGTTCGTCGCTGCCAAGACATTCTCGACCGCTTCCTCAACGAGAATGACTGGACGATGATGGAGGAGGAAATCTTCAAGCGTTCCCGCACCGATGGAGAATGCTTCCTCCGTTTATTCCCCCAGCCTTCTGGACGGTTATTGGTACGCACCATTGAGCCAGAACAGATTATGCAACCGCCGGGAGAAGACTTCTCCCATTGGTCTTACGGAATCGAAACTGATCCAGACGATGTATTCAATATCCGCTCATATTATGTGGACTACAACGCTCCAAGGGGAGAAGAACAGGACGAGGCGCAGAAGGATGCCTCGACAGGAGAAATGGTCAACGCTGACCGTATCGTCCATGTCAAATGCAATGTGCCGAAAGCAATCAAGCGTGGATTGAGCGACTTCAGCTACGAGACTCTCGACACATTCAGCATTGCGTCCAAGCTGCGGAAAAACCTTGGGGAAGGGGCATCCGTGCAGTCTGCCATTGCTGCGGTTCGCCAGCATGATACGGCATCTGCTGCACAAGTTGAATCGTTTGTGGATGAGATGGTGGATTACTCTGTTGCGTCATCTCCCAATGGACGGCAGACGGACTACCAGAAAATTGAGCCCGGAACATTTCTGGATATTCCGAAGGGCATGAATTATGTCGCTCCTCCGGGTGCAAGTGGCGCAAAAGATCATTTAGAGATATTTCAAAGTCTACTCCGTTCAGCTGGAAATAGGCATAACGCCCCCGAATGGCTATCTTCAGCGAATATCGCTGGTGCGAACTACGCATCGTCCTTAACGGCAGAATCGCCGTTCCTCCGTAACTGCGTTCGATTGCAAACCTTCTACAAGAAGCATTTTACACGGATTGCCCGTGAAGCAATTAGAACAGCAGCGGAGATGGGCAATCTGCCAATCAATATTCTAGATGTGGTGGATGTCCTTGTGACTCCTCCAGCTGTCGAAGCCCGTGACAAGATTGCCGATTCGCAAGCCAACCAGACCTACATGGCTATGGGGATCAAATCGGCCCAGACCATCACTCAGGAAATCGGTCTGAACTTCGACGCAGAGCAGCGCAATATCGAGCAGCAAGCCGAGAAGATGGCGAATGATTCTCTTGGTGGAGAGGGTGACGCTCAAGTGTCCGACTCCGCTCTCAACGGTCTACAAATCGAGAATCTTGTTGGAATCGTCATGCGGGTGGCTACAGGGCAGATTCCTGTTGAAGTTGGCCGTTCTATCGCCAAGGCTGCATTCCCGCTGATGGCAGAAGAGGACATTAACGCCATCTTCCCAGAATCGCTTGCTGGCTCCCAAAAGTTGCCTCCTCATTCCACTGGACGGTCATCCGATCAAGCCGAGCCGGAAGCTCCACCAGAATTCGATGCGGTTCCAGAAGTCCAGCCAGTTGCGGAATCCAAGGACGGAAAGTATTCCCATATCACCTTCACCCCGCCTCAATCCGTCAGAAAGGCTGCAAAGCGTGGACTAGAATTGAGGAAGAAGCATGGGCGTGGAGGTACTGGGGTTGGAGTGGCCCGTGCCCGTGATCTGATGAATGGCGCAGAACTGTCGCCTTCCACAATTAAGCGGATGGTCAGCTACTTTGCCCGTCACGAAGTCGATAAGAAGGGCGAGGGATGGGGCAAGGATTCAGCCGGATATATTGCATGGCTACTGTGGGGCGGTGACTCTGGAAAGTCATGGGCCAACAAGGTCGCTAACCAGATGGACGCAGCGGATAAAAAGAAATGATTGAAGTAAATAAAGATGTCGATCCATTGGATGTATGCCAAGATACAGCTTGGAACATCATTCGTCTTGGATCGTTAATGGAATTAGTTTCGCATCAACCAGACAATCTGGAAGCGAAGCTGGAAAAAGAGCGTGTAGAAATTAAACTAAAGAATCATTTATCTACTTGCTCTAAGTGCGCCGATGCTTTCAAAGAAGAGGAAAAATGATTCAGTTCAAAGATAGGATAAAGGAATTCAAGAGGATCAAGGCCAGCGAACTTCTGGCCAATCCATTGAATCATAGAGTGCATCCAGAGCCACAGAAAAAAGCACTACGAAAGACGCTCCAAGAGATCGGATTCGCTGGGGCATTGCTATGCCGTGAACAGGATGGGCAGCTTGTCCTTCTGGATGGTCATATGAGGGCAGCGGAGTGTGGCGATTCCGAAGTCCCAGTGCTAATTCTTGATGTAAATGAAGAGGAAGGAAACAAAATCCTAGCCTCTTACGATGCCATCGGATCAATGGCGAAGATTGACGAAAAAATCCTAAATGACCTCCTGTCAACATTCTCTGACGAAACCAATATCTTCGCAGATTCAAACGAAATAAACGAATCATCTGAAATATTTGAAGACGAGGATAAGAAGCGTGAAGAGGCTGAAAGGGCCGAAAAAGAGCGCAGGGAAAAGCTAAAGAGCGGAGAAGGATTATTCGGAGTCAAGCCGGGAGATGTATGGCGTTTAAGGGCTGGAAGCTACATTTACTGCGGAAGCTACAAGGATCAAATATTCATCGACACAGTTAACAAAAATACAAAGCGTGAAGGTAAAAAATACTACAAACTATTTGCCAACGCTCCAAGGGCAATAGAAAACGACTATTTAGCTTATGACTATCTTTCAAAATTTATTGAAATAGACGAGGGATGGACATTTACCAACAATGATCCGGCCTTGATGTGCAAGCTGCTTCAATCTGGAAGCGTCAAGGGGCTTTATACGGTATCCAATGGCGATAACGCCCAGATTGTGACATTCCACAGTAAAGAGAAGCAAGAACCACTGGCGCACTTCAAGAATCATTTTGATTCAGAGAAGAAGTATAAAGGCAAAGAACCGGCAATCAATCTGGACGAATATCCTTCGCCAGTGGATGGATCTGTGATCTACAGGAAATCGGCTCAGTATCTTTTTGCTGCGGTTCGTGGGAAAGGATTCAAGGACAAGTTCATACCGACATTTATAATTCCGTCTGCGAATACGGGCCTTCTTGTCAGACTCTGCACCTTTGGATGGTACTCCCAGATCATGGCAGCAGAGCCTGACCCGATGAATATCGAGATAATTCTTCAAAGCTACTTTGCTTATCCAAGCAGAAGTCATCAGAATCGTGAAAAGGTCGATCCACCAATCAGAGTAGCGGAATGGACAGACTCAACGAAATCCTAGCTGCCCGACTTGGCGTTGAGCAGATTGAGTCAATTTATGACTCGATTCGAGTAGCTCGTCTCGTTGGAGCGTCCATTGATAGGCGAATGCGGGATGCGTCGAAATCCGATAATCTTTCATCAATCGAGAAAATCCAGTATCAGTTGACAATTGTCTACAGAGAAGTTGACGAAATTGTAAGGAATAAAGCACCTTACTTCTTACAGAAACACTCCAGAAATGTAGTCAAAATACTTAGAAATGCCATCCTTGGAAAAGATATTGAGGAATCACGCAAATCTATTGTACGACAGGTTTTCGGTCAAATTCCCAAGGAAATTATTGACAGGATTGTAAGGAATCAGAATGTTCCCGCAAGAATACTAAAGGCTATGCAGAAAACGAGGATGACTCCTCAAGCTTATGCCCAAGTTGTGGCAATTCAGCGTGATCCGGCTATTAGGGCATCTTTGGTCGCAAACTACTTCAGGATGCTGCGAAATACAGCCTATACAGTAACTAGAACGAATGTTGCTGCCATGATGGGACAAGTTCGCCTAGAAAATTATGGCGCACTGCCCCGTGATCTAGTTGGATTTCAAGTTCACGGAATTCTAGACGAAAGGATTAGGCCAGCCCACCGGGAGCGGAATGGCAACATCTATTTCAGGAATCCACGCTATGGGCAGCTTGGAATGGACGAGATGCCGAACCCGCCACTAGAGGCAGATGGTTCTACGGCATTCAACTGCCGTTGCTGGCTAACTCCTATTTTGGCCTCATTTTCTAATAAATTCTATGATTTTAAGGGAAGGATTATTCCCAACGCACAGGTTTTCAATGAATGGTTTTCCAGCGCATCAAGGGATAGGCAAATTCTGGCGGTTGGTGTGCGTAGATGGAATATAGCGCATTCAAGGCTGAAAAAGGGAGAAGTCCTTCAGTGGCATCATCTCCTCGATCCATCCTCTGGAATGTTATTGGATTCCGACGAATTGTCGAATGAGACTGCTACTGAAAGAGCTAACAGAATCAAGAGGGCTAAGACTGTTATTGCTAAAGTATAAAAAATTGAAAAATTTATACACTAGCACTTGACAGGAAAATATATTGCTATCAAGATGTCATCATGCCGACACTAGAAATTTTAACCGAAGACCTTTCAATCACCACTTTCCAGCCTCAACAAGTGGGCAAGACTCAGCTACTTGTTGACCGGGAAGCTGGCGTTATTCGTAATGTCAAGATCATCGGTTTTAATTCGCAGAATGGACGGCGATACACTTCTGGCGCATTGAAAGCTGCTATTCCCCTGTATGAGGGGATCAAGGTCAATGTCGATCATCCTGAAAAGGGTCCGACTCAGCAGCGTTCCAGCTATGATCGCTTTGGAAAGTTCGTCAATGTCCGATTCGTTGAAGGCGAAGGACTTTTTGGCGACTTAGTCTACTTGAAGAGTCATCCAATCGCAGAGCAAGTTTGCGAAGCTGCCGAGCGTATGCCGGATGTGTTTGGGATGTCCCATAACGCTCAAGGTGAAGGAATTGTTGATAAGCGTGGCATCTTTGAAGTGAATAAGATCACTGAGGTACGCCATGTCGATTTGGTTGCAGACCCGGCAACAACGCAATCGCTTGCGGAATCGAAACAGGCAACAAAGCAAGAGACAGAAGAAGCAGCGTACTCAGGAGTTTATCGAAAGAGCAAAAAACGACCTCCTCAAGCACGGAGGAACTTCGTGAAGAGCAAGAGTCAGGGTGCAAATAAGCCGACCGGGACCATCAAGGAGGCTGATGAGAATAGCCAGCCTGTAGATGCCAAGGTTGATGACGGCGAGAAAATGAAGAAAGACCTTCACTACAAGGTCATGCAGATTCTCACCAGAGATGATTTGGCCGATGACCAGAAGGCCGATGAACTTATTGGTTTCCTTGCTGATGAATTAGGAGATATTGAAATGGATGCAACTGAATCGGTTAAGGATACCGAAGAGGCTATGGACCGCATCGACGATAAGCCGAAGGAAGACGAGAAGGATTCTTCGGACGATACCGAAGAAGGCATGGACGCTGACAAAAAGGCCGATTCGGTTGATGCCGAAGAGAAGATGGATACCTGCGAGAAGTGCGGGGCCAAAATGAAACCCATGAAAGAATCTGATGATTCCGACATGGATGATAAGGAAATGGGCAAAGAGCGCATGAAGCCTGTGAAGGAGTCGAAAGACCCTCAGGAGCAATTGGCTTATCTTAAAGCCAAGGACAAGATTCGTGACCTCTGCGAAGCATCTGGCGTGAAGTTTGAAGAGTCTCTGGTCGAAGATTTGTCTTCGCTGGAGGAGTCTGCTATGGAGCGTCAGATCAAGAGGATCGCTGCTGCTTATGTTGCAGCGAAGCCCAAGTGCCCACCAGCAAGTGCCCCGCTTCAAGAGAGCAAGGGGTCTAGCATTCCTGAAGGTGAGTCCTTGTTCCGTTGGTTGCAAAACTAAAGAAAGGGGTATGAGCAATGGGTACTGTTTTCGGTGGATTCAGGCTCTACAAGCCAGCTTCTGACACGGTGATGGATCTGCCTAGCGCAGCTTCCACCGCCATCAGCGTTGGCGACTTGTTGTTCTGGGATACGACCAACAAGGTGCTGAAACCTTTTGACCAGTATGTGGCGACCGGAACGGTTAATACTGACCAAGCTGCAATTCGTGCAGTTTTCGCTGGCGTTGCCCTTCAAGGCAAATTGGCAGCTGATCCTTCTGCTGGCTACCCTGCGTTCAATGGCGAGGCTATCACTTTCGCCCCTGACGCACTGTACGAGGCGACTTGCGCTGCTGCCACTTTCGAGCCCGGTGACTTGGTCGCTGCTTCGGTGACCGCTGCTGCTGGTGCTGGCAATGTGGCTAACCAGACTCTGGTGAAAACCACCGATGCTGGCGAGGCGATTGGCTATGTTGTGGAGCGTTATGCTTCCAACACCACTTCGGTGCGTGTTCGCTTGATCGGGCGGTGGTCGCCCTTCAACTACGCTGACTACAACAACACCACTTCCGTCTAATAACGAGTAACAAGGAGAACAAGAGCAATGAACACGATTAAGTTGAGGAGCCTGTACGAGTCTCGCACTAAGGAGACTAACGGGCGTTGGCGGTTCCTGACCGAGATGCGCCAAGGTTTGGGCCTTTGCGACAAGGACGGGAACGACAATCGGGACTTCGCTGGCAACCGCATCCTGAAGGATCGCAGCGTTCGCCCTGAGCAGTTCAGCCTCCAAGAGCTTGCCGAGTCCATCGTTGGACCCAGCTGGCGCAATGTCTTCAATCCTGAGTCTGGCAGTCTGAATCAGTACACGATTGCCCGTTCTCTGGTTGAAGGCGGTTTCCCCAATGAGCAGAGGGCTCTAGTCGAAGCCACTGGTTTCGGCCTTGATCCTTCGGCCTTCCTGAACATCAACACTTTCACCGCTATCGTTGGTGGTCTGGTGGAAGTGAAGATTCTGGAAGCTTTCCAGAACCCCGCTCTGATTGCTGATAAGTTGATGCCCGTCGAAGCTACCAAGCTCAACGGTCAGAAGGTCATCGGCCTTCAGAACATCGGTGATCGGGGTCGCAAGCGGGCTCCCGGCGAGACTCATCCAAGGGCTCAATTCGGTGAGCGTTGGATCGAGACTCCCGAAACCCGTGAGAACGCTCTGGCGATTGATGTTCTCAAGGAAACCGTGTTCTTTGACCTGACCGGAGCAATCCTCCAGCAGGCGAATTCGGTTGGTACTGAGCTTGCTTATCGCAAGGAGTTGGAAGTCATCGACACGCTGCTTGGGGTGAACAACACCTTCAAGTACAACGGTTCGACTTACAACACCTACCAGACCAGCCGCACCTTGGGCTACCTCAACGCCCACACCAACCAGCTTGTTGATTGGACTTCGCTCCAATCTGCCATGCTGCTCTTCTCCCGTATGGAAGACCCCCATACTGGCAAGCGTCTTCTGATTACGCCGAACACCATTCTGGTGAATCCGGCCAAGTTGGCTACCGCTAACTTGATTCTGGGTGCAAGCAGCACTGATCGCCGTACCACTCCGGGTGCGACTCAGGCAACTGCTGATACCTTGAATGTGAGCAGCACTCCGGGCAATCCTTACTCTGGACAGTTCCAGATTCTGTCCAGCCCACTGATCGAGCAGCGATGCTTGGCAGCGGATGGTCTGAACCTGAATCAAGCCAACACCGATGGCTTGTGGTTTATGATGGAAGCTGGTAAATCGTTCCGCTATATGCAGAACTACCCGCTGACCGTCACTCAGGCCAGCCCCAACCAGTACGAGATGCTCGACAGGGGCATCGTCGCAACTTACTTCGCCAACGAGCGTGGTATCCCCAGCGTCTGGAGTCCTTGGCACAGCGTCAAGAACAACAACGCCTAATAAGGTCTGAGGCAGATGAAACCCACCACATCTGAGAAGACTGCTATGCCAACAATGAAGGTCTGGGAGGTTTCCTTCGGGGAGCTTCCCAGAGCCTTCATCAAGGCATACGGAAAAGAGCAGGCGAAGAACGAATATCGACTTCGCTACCAACTGCACGAATCTCGCCAGCCGATAGCTGTGGAGTTCAAAGATGTCAGCGGAAACTGATATTGCTCAGGCAATCGCTAACATCTCCGAAACAATCAAGGAAATTACTGCCAATCCTAAGCCTAATTACACGGTAGACGGGCAGACTGTGAATTGGGCTGATTACCTCGATACGCTGACCACCAAGCTGGCATCTCTACTCAAGATTCAGCAGCTTCTTGGTGGACCGTTCCAGAGGATGACGAGGGTTAAATCAAGATGAAATACGCCATTGTAAACGCCTCTGCCTCTGGATCGAACACGATTGTCGCAGCTGTAACCAATAAACGAATTCGGGTTCTGTCCTATGTGATTATCGCTGCTGGTGATGTCTCTGTTACTTGGCAATCGGCATCCAATGCTCTCAGCGGTCCTATGGCTTTAGCTGCTAATGGCGGTGCTGCTCCTTCCGCTGGACAGGCTACTCCCGGTGGTCTGATTGGACAGTTTGAAACGAACCAAGGCGAAGCGTTGAATCTGAATCTCAGCGCAGCAGTGGCGGTTGGTGGCCATATCACCTACATCGTGACGGACTGATGAATGGCGAATATTCGCACAGTTCTGACTGTACGATACGCCGATGAGCTTCCACCCGAAGAGGAAGTGAAAGCTCAAGAAGAACCAGTCTATAAAAAAGTTGAAAAGAAGAAGGGTGGAATACTCTCCAAGATTGGAGGGTTTTTCACCAATTTATTCGGCTACTTCACTGGCAAGAAGGCCAAGGAGAAAATTGAGGAGCCGGAAGAGCAAGAAGCTCAGCCTCAATATAAGCCACCAAAAATAGACAGGAAAGCTAGAAGGGAAGCGTTGATTAGCTTTGCTTCTGATTTGGTTGAGAAGCATAAAAAGCTAATAAGCAACGATTACCCGCCATCTTCTCAGCCCGGAGAATACCCAGCTAGGAGAAGCGGAAAACTCTATAGAAGTGTTTATTACAAGCCAAGAACTTCCGATTCAATCGGAGACAATGATAAAATAAAGATCGGCTACAAGAGGCGTGGATCAGACCCTGACCCGGCGAGATATTCCCAAATACTCGCAGCTAGAGGAAGACTTGGTTTGGCTGATACTGCCGATGGGATGCCAAGAGAGAATTCATTCGGACTAATAGAAATACACTATCCGGGTGAAAGGTCATAATGTTAAACATAGCTGACGATTATGTAATCTTCGATAACAAAGAAACGATCACCTTCCAGAATCAGGGTGAATCTGCCGTAACTATTCCAGATGTGACACGCCGACCAGCAGTATTGGCGACTGATACGGCATCTGGATCGACTTATTACGCAGCAGCAATTGAGTTCCTTATCTGGAAGAATTCGATCCAATCTGCTTATCTTCAGGACGGATTGGGAGAAGATATTGTTGCTGATGACGATGAAACCAACATTGATGTTGTTGGATCGTCATCCTTCATCCCCCGCCTTAATGCGATAATTACTGACCAGAATGGCAAAAAGTACAATGTGGACTTGATTGATGACGGAGTTCTCCGCACTCGCTGGAGCGTCAAGGCCACTTCTCAAGCTGGGGAAGGGGTCAACTAATGCCTAGCTCCTACTTCTGGAATGGGCTTGTTTATACCAAGCAGCGCATCGAAGCCATTCCTCTGATCCCTCCCGTGAAGATCAGGAAAAAGCCAGTATTGCTTCAAGAAGACCCAATTCCAGTCATCTTCCTTAGTCCCGGCAAGGAAAAGGTGACTATGGAGGCTTTCGACAAAGTAGCCGAATACACCTATGACATTCATGTGACTCTGATTAGGCCGGGAAACAGGATTTACGAGGCAGATGTCGAATCGTTCCTAGCTCTCCGTGAAGACATTAGGAATGCGCTATTCCAGCCAAATCTGCCGGGAACTGAATTTATTGATGCAAATATTGAATTAACGCCAGCTTTTGATATTGTATCGGGTGATGCGAATAATTATGATATATCTGGAATGATTATCAGATATAAAAGCATTGAGGAGAGAGTGAGCTAATGGCACTCAACTCAGCATCGACATTGATGAATGTCGCTTGGGATCAGCAGAAAACGCTGACCGGATTCAATCCTGTCGCCCAAGGTGCTGATGCTGTATCGCTCTCAGTATCTCCTGCGCTTACTGGTGCTACTCCAGCAAATATCGTATTCGCAGAGCAGAGAACTCTCTCAGCTGGTGGATCGTATACCTATGATCTGACCACTGGACTTACGGATTTCTTGGGAACCGCAATTAACCTGACGAGGATTTTTGCGGTCATCGTCACTTCCTCCACTGGAACGGTTGTATTCGCTCCCGGCGCAACGAATGGTCTTGAATGGTTCCTTGGTGGAACAAGCCCGACCATTTCGATCCCGGCTGGAGCGGGATTCATGTTCACAACGCCTACCCATCAGACGGTCAGTGGCACTGATAAGACGATTACTCTTTCTAGTTCCGCTGGTGCTACTTACAAAATCGCCTTCTTGGGAGGTCAGTAATCATGGCTTATTACGCTGGTAAGACTGGATTCGTTACTGTTGGATCGCCTGCCGTCCGCATCCCTCTTGAAGAGTGGAGTATGGAGCTTGAGGTTGAAGAAGTTGATGCCACTAACTTTGAATCCTATGGCATGAACTCGATTATGTCTGGTATCAGGGGTGGCACTATCTCTGCTTCTGGACCGTATGAGAGTATTGCTGACGCTGGAGTTCTGACTACTTTCCAAGCTGGTACGGTTGTTCCTGTTGAGCTTGGTTTATTGCAGACTGGCACTATTGGATTCTCGCTTAGCGTGATTCTTACTGGTGTGACAGTAGGCAACAATGTCCGTGAAAAGCCGACCTTTGAATTCACTGGAACGCTAACAAACATGGACAATAGCGGTGTGATTCAAGCTGCCCAGAATCAGACCATCGCTCAGGCGTAATGAGGATAAGCCATGCCCTTCTATTCAGGTAAGGGTTCTGGCGTTGTCTTCACTTCCGAGACTCGTCCGGGGACCGTCCTCACTCTCTTTGCCGATGAATGGGGCATTGAGATTGAGGACGAGTCTATTCACATCTCCAATATCAAATCGCTCCGTGATGCCAATATTGAAGGCAATATAGTCAATGGCGATTTATCTGCCGTTCCAGCGTGGAAAAATTATGGCATCCCAATGCAGATGCTTAATGGCGGGATGCGTGAAACCAAAGTAACGATTCACGGTTATCTATTCCTAGATAATACTCTAAGTATCAATGACGGTCCAAGAGTGCCGATCATTAACGAAAAGGGCAAGTTGGAAATCAAATACACCAATCAAGCTGGCCAGAAACGCACATTGTTCCAAATTACCAATTCAGTAGTTATCAGCACCAATTACGATAACTCAGTCAGAAATCTGCTAGAATACGATATAGAATTTGCTTGCTTGTCTACGGAAGTTGATTACGCACCCCACCCGAAAGGATGATTGAAATGGGAATCCACACCCTCTCCGATTCCATTGGACAGTCTGGAGGAGCTATCGAATGGGTATGCTCCAAGGGGAATAAGTACAAGATTTCTCTTCTGACTCTTGAGAAGCAATCTGAGCTTGAAAGGGCTTTTGAGCGCAAGTCGCTTGAGAAGATTCGTGAGTACAAGGAATTCCTTGATAAGGAAGAATACGATAAGCAGATCGCTGAAGTCATCGAATCAATCAAGAACGGTGAATTCGTATTCGGTGGTAAAAAGTCATCTGAATTGCTCAGGACATTGTGGGGAATCTCCACCCTGTTTTCAATTTTAGCTGGCATTTCAGCCAATGATGCAAGTACGCTAATCAATGAAAATTCAGAGATTTCTTCGCTAGTAGAGATGGTTGTTGAGAGGTCATTCCCTGTTGCAATGGGAAAGGCCAAGGCTCAGGAGGCGAAGACATAACGCCAAATTGGCCACAGCTTATTGCTGGATTGGTTGATGAGCCATACTGCTTGTCGATGGATCAAGTGGCCAAGCTGACTATGAGGCAAGTGTCGCTTATATATTACAGGCCAAGGAATAAGAAGACTGGCGTACCACTGAAGATTGATCCGCATTTTGGAGAGAATGAATCGCTTGCAAGGCAGCAGTTCTTCGAGATGGGTCTTGCCTTTGGAAAGTCGATTCAAGAGCTAGAAGCAGCGTGGGAGAATAGACATGGCGACTCCAGCGGAGAATCTAGAGAGGATAGCTGATCTAGCCAGCGAGATTCGTGATTTTACTTACAATTCTCAAATTAGTCTGGATTTTATTGATGTCGGTATTACCAATTTAACTGCTGAAATAAATAGAAATTTTTCTGACCTAGATTCAACTTTAGTAATGGTTGGTAACAATATAGTTTCTCAAATCCAAATGTCAGGTTCTGGCCCAGCATCTTTTGGAGCAGTTTTAAGCGAATTGCTGTATCAGTCAGCACTTCTTGAGAACATTTCAAGAAGTCTTCTTGACATACAATCTGTTCTTTGGAAATCACTTAAAGCAAGCAACATGAATTTCAATTCGCTAGCAGATTCGGACTGCTGTGAAAAACTTTTGGCTGCAATTAAAAAGTTGATTTCCAATAAAAAAGGTGGAGGTGGAGGTGATAGCGAAAGGGATGCAAAGTCAGGAATAAACTCCTTGCTTGATTCTCTTAAAGGTGGAATATTCACTGCCGTTGTTGGATTTTCAAAGGCTATATCGAAACCAGTTGCTGGAATTATTGATGTATTTAAGAAGGCTATTAGTGGAGAAAAAATAGATTACGGTCAAATATTCATGTCGGTTGCAAAGTCCTTGGAGGGCATACCGAACGCATTCATGTCCATAACGAATTTCGCATCAAAATTCGTTGCAATGTTAGACCCTGCGCTAATGGGGCAATTGGCACTTGCGTTTCAAGATTTGATGGCGGTTGTCGGGATGGGATTAAGGCCGATAATTCAAGCAGCAATTCCGATAGTCAGGGCTTTTGCTGATGCACTTCTTCCAATAATGCAAACTCTGGCTCCCGTGATGAGCCAATTCGGGAATGCTATGGTTAAAATAGCAATCCCGGTTATAGCTTTATGGGCAAAAGCAATTTGGGCGTTAATTCCTGTACTTGAGTCAATAGCCCCTCTCTTTTTGGATATTGCAGAAATATTTTCAGTTGGCGCACCAGTAATCTCAATGGCTTTCGACTCGCTTTCAACTGCATTGCAAATCGTAGTTGGAGTGGTTCACCTATTTATGACTGCAATTAAAATAGTCACAGTTGCAATAATGGATGCAGCCGAATGGGTTGTAAGCTGGGTCAGCAAGTCGAAGGCTGATTCAATAAGGGCAGCTTCAGAAGCTGTTGCTGAAAGTGCTGCAAGAAGTGGACAAGAATTCAAGAGGGTGGTTGATGGACTTATAGAAGGCCAAAAGCCAATGCCAGTTGGTGGCCAAGGTGGATCATTTGGAGCAGCAGCAAAGCAGGCATCATATTCAGGCATAGCCGATCTTGGAAAGAATATGATGCAAGCTGCATTCGGTCAATCTCAGCAAAATGCAGCATTGCAAACCGCCAACAACACAAAGATCATGGCTGAAGGCATAGGAAAGATGGTTGGCTGGTTCTTAGGGCAAGGAAGAGAGAATGCACCTCAGCAAGGGGTTCGATAATGGCAATTGAACCTTCATCAAGAAATCTCTATGAGCTAATCGACAGGACTAGCCCATCCAGCGCATCGTTTCAGACCGATGGCGGTGCTGCGACGATGGATTTCATCATTGATCGTGCTAATCTTGGAGCGTTGGTAAGTGATATCCTTGGAAGCGTCTATAAGGCTGGAGATGGTACTGGAAGGCTTGTAAGGCGACTCCCGGCAGCGCATCCATATTATGATTGGCTATTCGCTTCAAAGATAACAAACATTGAAGGAATCCAGCCAGCTGGCAGAAGTCTTGGTGAGAATTACCAGCGTGACAAATCAGTCAACTATATTTATGACTTCGTCTTCTACCAGAAGTACAAGGTGACGGTTCAATTTGAGCCTCGTCCATATCTTCTAATGAACGATACGGACCTAAAGGGTAAGCAGCAGCAAGTTAAATGGTACTACGACATAAATGATAACTTCGTCAATTTTACCGATCCGAGAGAATACTTAAGATTCGTCGATATTGAATCTGAGCCCAATACTGAGTTCCTAACAAGCCCTCAAGGCCAGTTCACTTTTAAGACTCAGAGCGGTGCAGTTCCCAACGACCTTCCAGCTACCAATCAGAACGGTGGAGGTATCGTTCTTAGGATTGTTAAGCAGAAGGTTAAATTCACTTGGTACTTCGTTCCTTACGAGATTGTATTCGCTGAGAATGTTGTTTCGGGATTCGGCAAGGTTAATCAGTACGATTTCTTCGGATACCCAAAGGGATCACTACTGTTTGAAGGAATAGAATCGAAGCGTTATCCTCCTCCTGAAGTTCTCTTCAAAGTTGATCCCGCTTCTGGATCGTCCGTAGCCCAGAAGCTCTGTGATGTGACATTCGTATTTAGTTGTTTCATGCAGCCCTACCGTGATCTTTCAGCTGACATTCCAGCAAGCACAGGATTTAAGATTACTTACGGACACAATCTCCTTCCAAGGGCTGGAGAATTGAAATATTATTATGTTCAGACGAAGAACCCAAGCAATCCGGCTCTAGATGGAAGGCCGGTCTACGAATCGTATCCGATGGAACGCTTGTTCAAACTGGATTAACGATCATGGCATTGATGAATGTCAATCAGATAGGCAACGCCAACTTCGTACAATCGGAGTGGTTCGTCGCACGAATTACAGCTGTAGATACAGTCGAGAGCGGTACTGGTTCATGTGTTGGATACAAGCATAGTTGGATCGAGCAGCGGGTATGTGCCAACGGAATCCATTATCAAGATGCTGATGAGGCATCAGCCGAAAATAGTGATGGTTTCCTAGCCCCAGCGTATCCAATAAGCGGGGTTAATGCTGCGGTTGACGATTTGGTTATAATGAGGGTTAGAGGTGTAGATACTAGCGGTAATACTATCTACGAATTTCTCCCAAAAAGTGGTGGTGGTGGCGGAACAGGGTATGTCACATCAGTTCAATGTACTGGTGGTTACTTAATCGTAACTTACGGATAATGCCATCAATTGACTGCAAAACGCTTGCGCCGGGATTAACTTACAATCCCACCTATCATCCATGCTGGGGGCTTAGGGCTTTACCGGCAACAATGTCTTTCTCCGCTGGACCGTCTACTCCAATCCCACCAAATACAAGCTGTAATGCTGGATGGCCAACTGGAGTGATAACTGGAACGCTTACCAGAACAGGACCGTGCGATTTCACTTGGGGTTACTCTACTGGATCGTTTGGGATTCTATTCGCTTGGACTAATGCCGGACCACCATTAAGCTGCACAATCAATCAGACAGAAATGTTTCCAGATTGGTCAGTGGACAATGTTGTTGGGACTCCAACTGGATCATGTTCTCAAGACCCATCAACCGGAATAGTCACGATGACATTTACAGCTGTAATCAGTGATGGATTTTGCGAATGCCCTGTAACCATAACTTTTAACGGTTGATCCAATGGCAATTCATGGCGCAGCAAATCAGCTTGCCGGTGACTGTGTGACAGTTCCGACAAGGATTTGTATGCCATTCAAGGAGTTCTGCATCCATACGCTGATGCACTCTCCAGCAGTAGGACAACCAAGCAATCCAGAAGCTGGAACATTTGGCTGCATGGCGAATGTGACTAATCTTGGAACTCAATATCTTCCTCAACCAAAAGTGCCAAGCAATATCAATTACGCTCCAACATACGGGAGAACCAGCAACAATCTGACTTTGGATTATTACTACAATCCGGCCAATCTCGCTCCTTGGAGATCAAGGAAGATATTTGGCCCATCTGATCCATATAACAAATACACTTCCGGGCCAGCGGTATACCAAGGTCACATGGTCACTGAGGTCAGAAGGAGACTAAGAGGTCTTTCTCCTAATAACGCTCTTTACTCTGGAAGGTACTCGTATTACTTCACGGATTCATCAACGGCGATAAATGGCGAGAATGACTGGCTTAGATTCATGCACCCGGCTGGATTCTTCTGGACGAACAAGAATGTCACTGAACCATTTTTAGCTGTAAACAATTACGAGCAATCAGGATCAAATCCTGTGGTTGTTGATAATTACAATCAATACTTGATTCCATTTTGCAATCCGCTCAATGTCTACAACAGTTCTGGAACTCTAATTGGCCAGTTCATCGGCTACACGATGATTTACTATTTCGGATTCGCCTACATTCGCCAGCCATTTGGTGACAACAGGCCAGAGGATTACTATGTGAATCCTCAACCGTCACCCCCAATAAGAGTAACAACAGAGAACCAGTTCATCTCTCTGGACTGTCATTTATTCCTCGTAGGCGCACCAGCTTATGCCGGATCAGAAATCAGGTCGCCAAGACTCAATTCGACACGATACTGGTTCTACAATAAGCCGACATCAACCTACAACATATGCCAGCCATACATTTACTTGATAAATGGTGGAACAGAAAATAACTGGAAATTCGATGTGACATTCAATCATCTTGGTGGCGGAAGTGAAGTCATCAAGTTTGGCATATCTAATCTTCAAGTCTATGTGACTCCGTAGCCATGCCAACAAACATCACAGTAGCGTCGAATGTCTGTGGGACGATTCCACCTAAAATCCCAGTCAATATTGACTGCTCATTGTGCAATATTGGATTCCCGCAATATGGTGGTCAAATAGGTCTGACATTCTACGGCCCAATTTGCCCTCCAGCCACAGACCCTAGCCCAAGCTACTGGCTAGGATCGGCAATGAAGATGGCTCAATGGCAATGCCCAAATCCCGGCATGGGATCAGAGCCTAATCCAAATAGATGGGTTGCTACTGGCTACTTCAATGGCGTATCTGGTGGTAGTTGCGCTCACCAGTACAAATTTGAGGCGCAGCTTGATGCCTTAAATACGACACAAATATCCGTTTCTGTTACAGTCTATGTCCTAGTCCCAACTGCTGGCGGGACAACTTGGTCTAGCTATGTCTCGTTCAGTGAGACTCTGACAGAAATTCCAAGCGTAGACACTACTCCGTACCGAAGCAGGGCATTCGCATCACCCAATTTTATGTCCATATCCGTCAACCAGATTGGCGGTAAAGGCGACCCTGTAAGCTACTACAAGATGACTGTCGGCATGGAGAGTATGAGGGTTGGTTGCGCCGATCCTTCAGCAACTTCCAATGCGGTCCCCAATGTGTGTGGGATGTGGGATGGATCGCAATGGCTTAGTTGCCTTCGTGGATTCATCAAATCGACCGGAAATACGGCAATCAGGGAATTCACTCAGCTTGGATTCAATTCGTCTGGTTGTGGGGCTATGGGTGGAGTCCAATGCGACTGTGACAATATAACGCTTACCACATTGGCTCCTCCAGCCGGAACAACGACATATAACACCGATCCAGCATTTGTGACTTCCTATGGAGTCCTTGGGATTGCTGGCGGTGTGGAAGCGGTTGGCGTAGTCCAAGAAATTCAGGTCGCCAAGGGGACATCAGCCGGAATCCAAGTTGTAGTGAAGATGATCGGCGGAACAATCTATATCTGCACCAACGACAATGGGGCTGGATGGATATGCTCGACTGCCGTATTGGCTCAGGCTAATAGTCCGCACATTCTGACGGCGACACGGGCAACATTTGTGGTCTATCTGTATGCCCTTAATTTTCCTAATTCTGAACTTCTTCCAGTGGAATGCTATACGCCTCCAGCTGAAGGATTTGTGCCAGTAGAAGCTAAATATGACGCTCCAGTGGCAGAAGAACCGATATTGGATCAATCTCAGGTCAAGTTCATAAATCGGATCAAATTGCCCTGCGTCCATCTTGGAGAGTTGATCCCAAGCTCCAATAGGGGTGGGTGCGGGGCTTGCTACAAGTACAAATGTTCAATTCACGGTGAGTGCCGTAAGGTCGATCCCACTGGAGAGTCCCGCCAGTGCGCCACTTGTGAAGATTATTCTAATAATTAGAATTTAGACATACAGACCTATTGTCAACGATATATTTATATATTATATTGAATCGAACCGCCATAGGCTATTTCGGGGAAGATATGGCATGGATTGGCTCAAATTCGCTGAACAATACGGACTTGCTTCGGCTGGATTAGCCTTCGTCTTCTGGTATGTGGTTCTGCCATTAAAAGACCGTCATGTCAAGTTCCTTGATTCAACGGAAGAGACTAACAAGTCCTTGGCCAAGACGGTAGAGAAACAGGCGGAAATATTGGAAGGAATGCAGACTGGTTTAGCCAAGATGAATGACAAGATTGACAGGATGGAAGAAGTGGTTGAGAAGCTTTCCATCGTCACGCAGCACTTGAGGATGCCGTAAATGTCCCTACCACTCCTCCACGCTGGACGCACCAATCCCGGCTTATCCGCTGCCCTTGATCTGCGCTTCGCCTTGGACAAAAGCCTGACCGCTTATCGTGGACCCACGCCCAGTTTCAGTCGAGCCAGCACCGGCAGCTACTTCGATGGGAGCGGGGTGCTGCGGTATGCTGCGGTTAATACTATCCTTCAGTCCCAGACATATACCAATGCGACTTGGACTGTAGCCAGAGGTTCGTTTACCGGATCATCCGCAATAGCACCGGATGGAACAAATACAGCAACTCTTTTCAAAGAAGATTTGCAAACTGGTGTTCATGGTGGAGTCCAATTCAATCTCACTTCGACAAGCGGACAGTCAGCAACAGCATCTATTTACGCCAAGGCAAAAGAGAGATCGGTCTTTGTTTTGAGATTCCAAGATAATGCGACTGGAGCCAATGGGGCAGCTGCCGAATTTAACTTGTCGAATGGAACAATATCGGTATCAGCAATAAATTCTGGAACATTTACTGGGGCAACTGCGTCGATCTCAAGCGTTGGGAACGGATGGTATCGCTGCTCTGTGACTTCAACTGTAAGCACGAATCTGTGTTCATACAGAATGGAATTGTGCCAAACATCTGGAACGCTTTCTCCCGGCAATTTTAGTGGAGGATCGTATGCTGGAGATAATACGAGTGGCATTTACTGGTGGGGTTCTCAGTTTGAAATATCGTCCACAGTAGGAACATATTCTCCAACCACCTCATCAG